CTCACAGAGATTCAGACCGCCCCTGGAGTCACAACGTTCCGATCAGAAAGAAACACAAGAAAAGTGATCAGAGAGATAAGCAGAGACTGCGCTGAGGGCGGACCCCAGGGGCGGTCTGAATCTCTGTGAGGCGATCGCCTGAAGACCGGCGCCCCCTCTTGCGTTAAAATCCGCGAAATTGATAGGGCGGGGGTCAGAAGGCAGAAAGCCGCGGCCGCAAAATACAGCGCCGGGTACAGTTTCCGGTAAAGAAATCTCCGAAAGCCCGGAGTTTTCCCGCAAAACACAACACAAGCGCGGCGCATTAGGAAAACAAAAAATCGCGAAATGACAAGCCGGCAGCGGAATTTTACCGCTGTCTTTTTTCATGCAATTACGACGGATTTTCGTGGACAGAGTGTCTTTTCGTGGACAGGAGGGATGTTTATGCGGCAGGAGTATCAGGATCCCGATCTGGACGAGTTCGTGCGCTGCTGCGCCAAACGCTTCTGTCCATGGTGCGGGAATCCGGTGGAAGAAAACAAGATAGGACGCCCGAGAAGCTTCTGCTCCGACAGATGCCGCTGGGCGTATGCGAAGCACAAGAGCAGGCATCTGAAAAGGAGGAGTGAGGACAGTGAAAACAGCAGAACTGAAGATGCTGCCGGTGGACGTACTGAAGCCGGCGGAATACAACCCCAGAAAGAAACTGAAGCCGGGGGACAAGGAATATGAGAAGATCAAGAATTCCATAGAGGAGTTCGGATTTGCGGACCCGCTGGTCGTGAATGCAGATATGACGATCATTGGCGGGCATCAGCGGCTCACCGTTGCAAAGAACCTCGGTTACACCGAGGTCCCGTGCGCGGTCGTTGATATTGATAAGACCCGCGAAAAGGCGCTGAACATCGCGCTCAATAAGATCACCGGCGCATGGGATGAAACCATGCTGGCAGACCTGCTCCGGGATCTGGAAGCGTCGGATTTCAATACGTCCTTTACCGGATTTGATCCTCCGGAGATCGAGCAGCTCTTTAATCAGCAGTTCTCCAAGGAAGTCAAAGAAGATGACTTCGATGTGGAAGGCGAGCTGAAGAAGCCAGCGTTTTCCAAGCTGGGAGATATGTGGTTCCTCGGAAAGCACCGTGTCCTTTGCGGTGACTCCACAAACGAAGAGAACTACACAGCTCTCATGGACGGCGTGAAAGCAAACCTGGTTCTGACGGATCCGCCTTATAACGTGGACGTTGAAGAAACCGCTGGAAAGATCATGAACGACAACATGGCGGACGAGGATTTCTATAAGTTCCTGCTGTCGGCCTATAAATGTATGTATGCGAACCTTGCCGATGACGGCAGCATTTACGTCTGGCATGCGGACACGGAAGGCTTGAACTTTAGAAAAGCTTATCAGGCCGCCGGCTTTTATCTTTCCGGATGCTGCATCTGGAAGAAGAATTCCCTGGTCCTGGGCAGAAGCCCGTACCAGTGGATCCACGAACCGTGCCTGTTCGGCTGGAAGCAGAAGGGAACGCACAAGTGGTACAGCGACCGGAAACAGACGACCGTCTGGGAGTATGATAAGCCACGTTCCAGCAAGGACCATCCGACGATGAAACCGGTCGTGCTCATGAGTTATCCGATTCGGAACAGCTCTGCGACAAACGGTATCGTATTGGATCCGTTTCTCGGGTCCGGCTCTACGCTGATCGCCTGCTGTGAGACCGACCGCGTATGCCGCGGGATTGAACTGGACCCGAAGTTCATGGACGTCATAGTGAAGAGGTACATTGAGCACGAATCCGGTAAGACTGACGACGTGTACGTTATAAGGGACGGCCAGAAGCTGACCTTTGATGAAGTCGTTGCAGATCTCCCTGAAGATGTTCCGGCGGAATCATGACGGGGGTGAGATCATTGTGGATCGTATTACTGGCTGGAATATTTGGAGCCTTGCTTATTCTGTTCTTCGTCGGTCTTTCCCGGACAGAGAAACCATACCGGAAAATGGAGGATGAAGAGCAGATTGCATACCTGAAAAAGTGGAACGAAGAGCATGCAAAAAGAAAGAAGTGAGTCCTGCCGCAGAGCTTCAGTTCCGCCTTTGTGTAATACGTAGAATCCGCGATTTTCCTTGATAATTCGGCGAAGATTGACTTGCTATTTGTTGCCGTCAGAGTGATGTATTACGTACAGAAAAATAAAGAACCGCACAGCGGAAAGGAGAATCGCAAATGCTACAGTACAAAGGAAAAAATCCACAGCGGAAGAACCTGGTTAACAGGATCGCAGCTCTTACAGGCAAGAAAGCAGTCTACACGAAAGTGCCAAGGTGCGCTTATGAGATCGGCGACTACATCGTCGAGAAGGATGGCACTCTGGTAGTCTTGGAAGACGAAGCAGACGAAGAGCTACTGAAGACTCTGGCCGATGAGGATTTGATTTATTTGGATTTCGCACAGACCTTAAGACCTGCGGATGAATGCTCTAGTGAAGAACCTGCTGCCCTGGGAACGGAAACCTGGGATCCGGCGGGAGCGACTGAATCAGAAGAGAAAAAGGGCGTGGTACCTTCGGCCTGGGATCCGAATCATGATTACTTCGACGACCTGATTGCGGACCACAGAAAACCTGAAGACCAGACCGATGAAGCCGCAAACGAATCGGCGGACGAGCAGGCTGAAGAAAACGCGGAAACAGATGCTGCGGTTGAAAACGTGAATTATGAGAATGCTTCAACCGGATTTCCAATCGATCTGCACATAAGCCTGCCGCTATCAAAGCACACGGCGGGAAGCATCAGGAACCTGCTTTGCATCCTTTATTCAAGAGGGAAGCTTCTTAGCAAGGCGACCGGCGGCAGCTTCCATGTGGATAAGGAATTGGTGGACAGCCTTGCAAACAGTGAGGATCTCAAGACAGCCGGCGATGCGAGAAACGCGGTCGCTCATTTCTTAAAAGACCACCCCGGAGCTTTGCAGGGCCTGAGCTTTGACGATACGAAGCTTACCTTTGATGGCTTTGCAGAAGTTCCGGATGCGGACCACGCGCAGACCTTCCAGCATCTGGCTGTTGCCATGAACGAGATGGCTCTGACGCAGAAACGGGTCCAGGCACGGGAAGAGAGTTCTGAGAATGAGAAGTACGCCTTCCGCATCTGGCTCATCCGGCTTGGGATGAACGGAGACGAGTACAAAACGGACCGGAAGATCCTTTTAAAGAACCTCTCCGGAAACGCGGCATTCCGAAACGTTGCAAGGAAATAAGGCAGGGGCACGAAATCCGTGTCCTTTCATTTTTGAGAGCAGGGCCAGATCAAATGGCCGGAAGGAGACAATCAATGAACTTCCCAAGTAGAGAAACAGAAAAAAGAGTCCGGGAAATGTACCCGGCGGGAACGAGAGTAGAACTGGTAAGGATGGACGACGTGCAGGCACCTCCGGTCGGGACACGCGGAACGGTCCGCGGCGTCGATGACATTGGTTCCATCATGGTGAACTGGGATAATGGCAGCGGCCTTTCTGTTGCATACGGCGAGGACATTGTAAGGAAGGTGCAGTCATGACAGAGACGGTGAGGGACCAGATCCTGGCTATACGTGACACGGGCCTTACAAATATGTTTGATCTGAACATGGTCCAGCGTCTTGCCTACGAGCGCGACTTCTATGAATTGGTGGTTTATATCGAGGGGCACCGGAAGGAATACGTCCATTTCATCCTGACCGGTGAGACTGAATAATACACAGTTTTACTTTCAGATAATTGTACAGATTATGCGGAGAAATGACTTGATAATACTGTGCTTCAGAGTGATATATACACTACCAAAACAAAGGAGGCACACGCCATGACAAACCTGAAAGACATCCTTTTCTTCCGCACCGCAGCCGAGTACGAAGCCTACACCGAGATGAACATGCGGCGCAGCACCTGGACCGAGGAAGAGATCGACCGGCAGAGAGACCGCTTCTGCAGCGCCTACCAGATCGTCGAAGAGGCAGAGCTGGAAGACGAGTACCAGGCATGGAAAGAAGCACACGCTTCTGAATTCACCTTTTAAGGAGGTCACCGCAATGACAATCACGATCAACAACCACACATTCACCTACGGACCGAGCGCTTGGGGAGGCACCTACTTCAGCGACGGGCAGAACGTAAACATCAGCACGAAGGAGAATCCCACACCTGAGGAGGCCAGGATCTTCATCGAAGCCAACTGGGGATGGCTGCTCGAAGGAAAGCGAGAGGCTTCCTTCGACTGGAAGTTCAGCGACCCGATCGGACGGGACGCTTTAGCCATCGGTCAGAAGGTCAGGAACTCTGGCGTCATCGCCACAGTTATCGGCTTTCACGAAATAACCGGCGACTCGATCCTCTACGCAGAGGGCATTGGGAAGTGGCTGGCAGACGCTGAAAAATGCGAGCGCATCAAAGATACGGTCTGCCACAAAAACGGCCTGGTGATCTTCGACTGAAAACAGTCCGGCGGGGACTCAAGGGCCAGATGGCCCTGTGTCTCGTTATGGCATATGTACACGATTCCCCGGTCGGATAATTGTTCATTATATATCGCAGAATTGGCTTGCTATATGTGCTCTTCAGAGTGATTAATACAGTACCAAAAGGAAATACACAGGAGGGCAACACCATGAAGGAACTTGAAAGAAAGACCACCCAGAAGGACGGCAACATCTACGAAGGCATCGACTACGAGATTGCAAACGGCTTTTACACGGTTGAAGCCTACCGGAAGAACGGTGAACCCACACGACTTTATATCAAGCCGAGCTGGGAAAAGCGAGACGAGTTTTTCCTCCAGGAGATCTACCTGGAAGATCAGCTTCCGGATTTCGACAGCGAAGACTGGAAGAACCGGATCATCCGCAGGGAGCCGAAAATTCAGACCACAGCTTACGGAGCCATGAGCCCCGAGACGATCAACAAGGTTATCGACGGATACAGGATCGCCCAGGCGGCAGTTAACGAGATCACCGAGAACTTCGGCGAATACCTGACGGTCAGAGGTTAAGGAGGGCAGGACCATGTGGAGCGAAGGCACGATCGGAATTCCGGATGCGCACGACAAGGGAAAATACACGGTTTGCCATTATTGGGTCAAGCACTATGAAGAGCCCAGCGAGGTCTACGGCCTGAACGGCGGCAAGATCAGCAAGCTCACGATCAAGGCAAACGGAGAGGTCATCGCCAATTACGACAGAGGCTGGGACATCGAGCCCACCTGCATGGAAGCAGAGATGGCGCTATGCATTCTGCTGAACAACTACAACTGAGAAAGAAAACAACGGGAGACTGAGCCGGACGGCTCTTTCTCTCTTACTGATAAAACGGGGATCGCAACGGCGGTCCTTTTTGATTGCAAATGATGGAAGGAGGTGCGGCGGTGGCAACACGAGGAAGAAAGCCTACGCCTACAGCAATTAAAGAGCTGGAAGGCAATCCGGGCAAACGAAAGCTGAATGACAATGAGCCAAAGCCCGTAAAGAAAGCACCTTCCTGTCCCAAGTGGCTGGAGCCTGAGGCAAAGAAAGAATGGCGCAGGCTAGCCAAACAGATGGAAGAGCTCGGAATCCTGACCGAGGTGGATATGGCAGCCTTTGCCGGATACTGTCAGGCATACGCCAGATGGAAAGAGGCAGAGGAGTTTATTACCCAGCACGGCACGATCGTGAAGACGCCTTCCGGATACTGGCAGCAAGTCCCGCAGGTCAGTATCGCACAAACCTATCTGAAGGTAATGAATCGCTTTGCGGAGCAGTTCGGTCTGACACCTGCTTCCCGGAGCCGTATCGTCGCAGACAAAGCCCAGACGGGTATCGGTGACGAGATGGAAGAACTGCTGGGAGGCGACTGATGGGAGAGAAAAGACCTGAGAATTATCCGAAGCTTACGGATTATCAGCCCACGCAGTTCATGCTGGAGACATCACATTATGATCCGGCGCGAGCTGGCCGGGCTGTGAAATTCATAGAGAATCTGAAACACACAAAAGGGAAATGGGCAGGAAAACGGTTCTGGCTTCTACCCTGGCAGGAGCAGATCGTAAGAGATGTATTCGGTATCGTAGATGAAAGAGGCCGCCGGCAGTTCCGTACCGCTTTCGTGGAGATCGGAAAGAAGAACGGAAAATCTGAGCTTGCCGCGGCAGTAGCCCTGTATCTTTTATACGCAGACGGAGAGCCGTCGGCGGAAGTATACGGAGCTGCGGCTGACAGACAGCAGGCTTCGATCGTATTTGATGTCGCGCATCAGATGGTGAACATGTCTCCGGCACTCATAAAGAGGTCGAAGATCATGGCGGCAACAAAGCGTATTGTAAATTACCGGAACGCTAGTTTCTATCAAGTGCTGTCCGCAGAGATCGGTACAAAGCACGGTTTGAATGTCTCCGGTCTGGTCTTCGATGAAGTTCACGCTCAGCCGAACAGGAAACTGTACGATGTTCTGACGAAGGGCTCCGGCGACGCCAGAGAACAGCCGCTGTTCTTTTTGATCACGACGGCGGGAACGGATAAGGAATCCATCTGTTATGAGCTGCATACGAAGGCACTGGATATCCTGGCCGGCCGAAAGGTCGATCATACTTTTTACCCTGTCGTGTACGGCCTTTCCGATGATGACGATTGGCATGACGAGAGGAACTGGTACAAAGCCAATCCCAGCCTTGGGCAGACGATTGAGATCGAACGTGTCCGGGATCATTATAAGGAAGCGCTGGAGAATCCGGCGGAGGAGAACGTGTTCAAGCAGCTTCGCTTGAATATGTGGGTCTCATCAATCACGCGGTTTATTCCAGAGCAGATCTATGACAAAGGAAATATACCGATCGATCAGAACGCGCTCCTCGGCAGGGACTGCTATGCAGGACTCGACCTGTCCAGCACCGGTGATATCACGGCACTCGTTTTGATGTTTCCGCCAAGAGACGATACGGAAAAATATATCATGCTTCCGTTTTTCTGGATCCCGGAGGATACGATCCCAATCCGGGTAAGGCGGGCATCGGTTCCGTATGACTCTTGGGTTAAGCAGGGATATGTTTACGCGACGGAAGGCAACGTGATCCACTACGATTTCATCGAGAAGACGATCGAGGATCTGAGTACGAAATATCATATCTGCGAGATCGCGGTGGACCGTTGGAATGCGACACAGATGATCCAGAACCTGGAGGGCGAGGGCTTTACCATGGTTCCCTTCGGCCAGGGCTTTAAGGATATGAGCCCGCCTACGAAGGAATTCTATAAGCTCCTTATGGAGGGCAGGATCATCCACGGCGGGAATCCCGTCATGCGATGGATGAGCGGAAACGTCGTCGTTGACCGGGACGCGGCGGAGAACATCAAACCGACGAAGGCAAAGTCACCGGAAAAGATCGACGGCATCGTAGCCGCAATCATGGCGCTGGACCGCTGCATACGTCACGAGCAGAACACAAGTAGCGTGTACGATGAGAGAGGAATTCTATTTATATAGGCTTGAATTTATATAAATATGAACCTAATAGGTGCGCTTGCATTGACAATCAGAGCCGAAGCGACTATAATATAGCCATGAGGAGGTGTTCTTATGGCACAGGCAACATTCAGCGTCCGGATGGACGAGAGTTTAAAGAAAGATTTTGATGAGCTCTGCAGTGAATTCGGGATGACCGCAACTACGGCTTTCAATGTGTTTGCAAGAGCTGTCGTAAGAGAACGGAAAATTCCTTTTGAGATCCAGGCACGTGAACAAACGGTTTCCAGAGAGAACGCGATGCGTGCTTTTATGGCAATACGTGAGAGCGCTGTGAACAACGGCGTCGCAGATATGCCGTTGGATGAAATCAATGCAGAGATCAATTCAGCCAGAAAAGAGGCTGGGAAATGAGATGTTACGCGGTCATTGACACAAATGTCCTTGTTGCGGCTCTCTTGTCCAGTCATGATGATGCCGCTACAGTCCAGGTGGTTACGCGTCTGATCGCAGGTGAGATTACACCTCTTTTTGATGAGCGGATCATAAATGAATATTCAGAAGTGCTGCGCCGGGAGAGATTCCATTTCCCAGACGAGGCAGTTTCTGTGCTTCTTGATGTCATTGAGAAATACGGCGAACTTGTATCCGCATCGCCCACAGAGGATATTCTTCCAGATATCAAGGACGTTCCCTTCTATGAGGTTGTAATGGAGAAGCAAAAAGATGACGCCTACCTCGTTACGGGCAACATCAAGCATTTTCCGAAAAAACCGTTCATTGTAACGCCTCGGGAACTGATCGACATTCTAAGCAAATAACACACAAATAGAAAAACAGAGCATGAAAGCATTTGCCTTAAACGGCAGGTGCTTTTTTCTTGCGCATTTTTAGAGGAGGAGAAAAAACATGAGCATATTCAGTGGACTGTTTAAGTCCAGAGACAAGCCCAAGGACGCGACCGCCGGAAGTTCCTGGCGGTTTTTCTTTGGTGGTACGACTGCCGGGAAGCCAGTCAATGAACGGTCTGCAATGCAGATGACAGCGGTGTACTGCTGCGTGAGGATCCTTTCCGAAGCCGTCGCCGGACTGCCGCTGCATCTCTACAGATATACGGATAACGGATCCAAGGAGAAAGCGCTGGATAATCAGCTGTACTTTCTCCTGCATGATGAACCGAACCCGGAAATGACAAGCTTCATCTTCAGGGAAACGATGATGACGCACCTGCTTTTGTACGGCAACTGCTATGCGCAGATCATCCGGAACGGGAAGGGTGAGGTTGTGGCTTTATACCCGCTGATGCCGAACCGTATGACAGTGGATCGGGATCAGGAAGGAAAGCTCTATTACGAATACCAGACATCCCAGGATGAGGCGCACACGATGGAAGGCTCTCTTGTAAGGCTTCAGCCGTATGACGTGTTCCATGTTCCGGGACTTGGTTTTGACGGTCTTGTCGGTTACAGCCCGATCGCCATGGCAAAGAACGCGATCGGGCTTGCAATTGCGACCGAGGAGTACGGCGCTAAGTTTTTCGCAAACGGAGCGACACCCGGCGGCATCCTGGAGCATCCTGGGATCGTGAAAGACCCGGAGCGCGTAAGGCAGAGCTGGTCAAATGCGTTCGGCGGCAGTGCCAACAGCAACAAGGTGGCCGTTCTGGAGGAAGGCATGAAATACACGCCGATCTCTATCAGCCCGGAGGAAGCACAGTTTCTGGAGACGAGGAAGTTTCAGATTGATGAGATCGCCAGGATCTTCCGTGTTCCTCCGCACATGGTGGGAGACCTCGAAAAGTCCAGCTTTTCCAATATCGAGCAGCAGAGCCTGGAGTTCGTTACCTATACGCTCAGGCCGTGGCTCGTGCGCTGGGAACAGGCGATGCAGAGGTCGCTTCTTTCAGAAGATGAGAAGAAGAACTGCTTCTTTAAATTCAATGTAGATGGGCTGCTCCGTGGTGATTACCAGAGCAGGATGAACGGCTATGCGACGGCCAGACAGAACGGCTGGATGTCCGCAAACGATATCCGTGAACTGGAGGATATGGATCTGATACCTGATGAGCTGGGCGGAAACCTGTACCTCATCAACGGCAACATGACCAAACTTCAGGACGCAGGGATATTTGCAAATAAGAGTGGTCAGGAGGAAAGCGGGGATGAAAACGAAGAACCGCAAACAGACGAAACGCAGGAAGACCAGTCCGGAGTTCCGGAACAGAGATTACAGAGAAAGAGAGGCTCAGTATGAAAAGAAAGTTCTGGCATTGGATCAGAAACGAAGAGAAGGATACCTTCGGCAGCGACCGCACACTTTACCTCGACGGGGAAATCAGTGATGAGACTTGGTTCGGAGATGAAGTGACACCGAAGGCGTTCAAGGAAGAACTGGAGGCGGTCAGCGGAGATATTACCCTCTGGATCAACAGCCCCGGCGGCGACGTGTTTGCTGCGGCGCAGATCTACAACATGCTTATGGACTATAAGGGCGACGTTACCGTCAAGATCGATGCACTTGCTGCTTCGGCGGCATCTGTTATCGCCATGGCCGGTACCAAGGTCTGTATGAGTCCCGTGCCCATGCTGATGATCCATAACCCCGCGACCATCGCAATCGGCGATACGGAAGAAATGCAGAAGGCTATCGACATGTTAAATGAGGTCAAGGAATCCATCATGAACGCTTATGAGATCAAGACCGGTCTTTCCCGTCATAAGATCTCGCAGCTGATGGACGCGGAGACCTGGATGAATGCCAAAGAGGCCAAGAAGCTTGGCTTTGCGGATGAGATCCTCTTTTCCGACGGCGGCGATGAGTTGCAGGAAGATGAGGAAGGCATCGAGATGCTGTTCTCACGCAAGGCTGTTACAGATTCGCTGTTATCCCGGCTGATCCCGAAAAAGCAGCCGGAGGCAGATAAAGAAGCAGCAAAAAACATGGTATCAGTTACCGAACTTGAGAAGCGCCTTTCGCTTCTCACACATTAAGAGGAGGATTTTTACAATGACTCAGATTATGGAACTTATGGAGAAGAGAGCGAAGGCGTGGGAAGCTGCTAAGGCGTTTCTCAATACGCACTCTCAGGACGGCGGCATGGTTTCTCCGGAAGACGCCGAGACCTACGAGAAGATGGAGAAGGAAGTCACGGATCTTACGAAAGACATCGAGCGCCTGCAGCGTCAGGAAGAGATTGACAGGATGCTTTCCAAGCCCACTACCAGTCCCCTGACCAGCAAGCCCGGCGCAAAGGACGAGCCGGAAGATAAGCCCGGCAGAGCGTCGAAAGTGTATGCGAAGGCTTTCTGGGACAACGTCAGAAAGAAGAATCTGAACTACGACGTACTGAATTCGCTGTCCATCGGTACGGATTCCGAGGGTGGCTATCTTGTCCCTGACGAATTCGAAAAGAAGCTCGTGGATGCACTGCAGGACCAGAACTTCTTCCGTACTCTGGCTACCATCATTCAGACGGAGTCCGGCGAGAGGAAGATCCCGGTTGTGGCTTCCCACGGTTCTGCGTCCTGGATCGAGGAGGGCGGAGCATATACGGAGAGCGACGATACCTTCAGCCAGGTAACGATCGGCGCCTACAAGCTGGGTACCGCGATCCGCGTTTCCGAGGAGCTTCTGAATGACTCGGTCTTCGATATCGAGAACTATATCGCGTCCGAATTCACCAGACGTATTTCGGCTGCGGAGGAAGAAGCGTTCCTGACCGGCGACGGCAACAAGAAGCCGGAGGGCGTCTTCACAAAGACGGCTGCAACGGCGGACAGCCTTATCACGGTTACGAATACCAACCTGACTTTTGATAACCTCATGGATCTGTTCCATTCGCTCCGTTCCGTTTACAGAAACAGGGCAGTGTGGATCCTGAATGATTCAACGGTCAAGGCGATCCGCAAGATCAAGGATAACAACGGCAACTATATCTGGCAGCCTTCTGTTCAGGTCGGTCAGCCGGATATGATCCTGAACCGTCCGTATAAGACTTCGATCTATGCGCCGGAGCTTGAGGCAGGGAAGACCCCGATCCTCTTCGGCGACTTCAGTTATTACTGGATCGCTGATCGTCAGGGCAGATCCTTCAAGCGCCTGAACGAGCTCTATGCTGCAAACGGTCAGATCGGCTTCCTCGCTTCCGAGCGTGTGGATGGCAGGCTGATCCTTCCGGAAGCAGTGAAGGGCCTGACAGTAAGCGGCGGCACTACTTCCAAGACCACGACTGCCTGATAGTTAAGAAGACATAGGCCGCCTGTAGGGGGAACCTCTATGGGCGGCAATTTTACGGAGGTAGAAAATGCACGTAACACTGGAAGACGCAAAGGAATATCTCCGTGTAAGCTCCGCTGATGAAGACAGCCTGATAGAAGAACTGATCAAAACTTCCGAGGCGTTTGTAAAAGACGTCGCAAGATGCACGGATGAAGAGTGGGATAGCGGAGCTGAGGCTTTCTGTTCAAGAACCAGGGTAGCTGTGTTATATACGATTGCCTACTTTTATGAGCACCGTGAGGAAGCAGATCATCATGAGCTTACGCTCACGCTCCGGTCACTTCTTTTCGGGACGCGGAAGGAGGGATTCTGATGGATATCGCAGCTATGCGGGTGAAGATCCGGCTTCAGAAAAATGAAACCGTGACGGATAAGTACGGGAATCACACAAGCCGCTGGCAGGATTATTTCTCCTGCTGGGCGACGGTGGGAACCGGCTCCGGCTCTGAATCGTCAGGTGTTGTTGTTAATCCCGAGGAGTCCCTGGATTTTACCTGCCGGTACTGTTCGGAACTGGCTGAGGTGGAATCTACGAAGTATCGGATCCTTGCGGAGGGGAAGACCTACAACATCACCTATGTGAACCCGATGGGCTATAAGAAAAGCAGCCTGAAGTTCAACTGCAAGCTGGTAAAGGAGAAGTTATGAGCCAGAAAGTATCAATTGACGAGATGGATGATGTCATCATGAAAGAGCTGGAGGATTTCTCCAGGCTTGCAACGGATGACATGAAGGATGCGGTTACAGAAACCGCAAAGTCAGTCAAAGCTGATATTGAAGGAGCCGCACCTGTCCTTACCGGCCGGTATAAGAAAAGCTGGGCAGTAAAGAAGACCGAAGAGAATGCGACAAGCATCGAACTGGTCGTCCACTCGAAGAACCGGTATCAGCTCACGCATCTTCTGGAACACGGGCATGCAAAACGCGGCGGCGGAAGAGTACGGGCGATTCCTCATATCGCACCGGCGGAGCAGCGCGGTGAGGAAGAACTTGTAAAGAGGTTCAAAAATGCACTGGAGGGATGATATGACCCACGAAGAAATAGTGACCATGCTGGAGAGAGCGAATCTCCCGCTGGCCTACGATCATTTCACGGAAGGTGAGTCCCCGGACCCGCCTTTTTTGGTGTTCCTCTTTCCGGAGAGCAATAACATGTTCGCCGATGATTCTGTCTATCAGATGTTCACGGGGCTGAATGTTGAGCTTTACACGGATAAGAAGGACCCGGTAATGGAAGAAAGACTCGAGAAGATTTTCTCTGAATATGACCTGCCCTGGGAGAAATCCGAGGTATGGATCGATTCGGAAAAGATGTACGAGGTGCTGTATCAGATGACGATTCTATACGATGGAGGTAACAACGATGGCGAAGAATAAAGTCAGGTTCGGCCTGAAAAAATGCTTTTATGCTCTGGTTTCCGAAACGGAAAACGAGCAGACCGGCGTGATCAATATCTCGTTCGGTAAGCCGGTGCCTATGCCCGGCGCGGTGAGCCTTTCACTTTCTCCGGAAGGTGAGGTTTCAAACTTTTATGCGGATGACCGTGTGTATTACACCACGAGCTCCAATGCCGGTTATTCCGGTGACTTCGAGCTTGCTCTCATCCCTGAGAGCTTCCTTACGGATGTTCTGAAGGAGAAGAAGGATGCAAACGGTGTCCTGATGGAAAACAAAGAAGTGGAGCCGGCGCATTTTGCTCTGCTCTTTGAGTTCACCGGCGATCAGAAGAAGATCCGCCACGACATGTACTACTGCTCGGCGGCAAGGCCCAGTATCGAAGGCAGTACCGTGGAGGATAAGAACGAAGTCGCAACGGAGACGCTGGAACTTACGGTTTCACCGCTTCCCGACTGTGTGATCGGTGATGTGGCATTCCCGGACGGTCTTGTAAAGAGTAAGACCGGTGCAGATACAACCGATGCCGTCTATAACGGCTGGTACAACGGTGTCTATGTGCCGACACCTGAAACCCCGGCAGTCACAACGCCTGAGACGGATGAGACACAGCCGGTCGATCAGACGGAACCTGCGGCAGATGGCACAGAGACAACTGGGTATTAAGGATGCGGGCAGGGGTCATTCCCTGCTCGTACCGTTTGGAGGAGCAAATGAAGACTGATATCAAGATGACGCTGGAAGACGGGACTGATAAAGTCTTTTCTTTCAAGGCGACAGGTACGACAGCAGTTCGCTTTAAGACGATCTTCGGTGAAGAGATCATGGCGGAGATCACGGCGCTTTGGAACTCTGTCGGTACAGATGATCTGAATAAGGCTGCCATTATTACAAACAGCGGCAAGATCGATAACGAGACGGAGACGGTTCTCCGCATCATGGAGAGCATCGCCTGTTCCGGTCATATGGATGCCATCGGCAAGATCGCATATGTGATGAATCGTCAGGCGGAAGGTGTCCAGATCTCGGATATGGGAATGGACGATTACCTGGAATGGCTGGATCAGTTCCAGCCGATTGAGCTTCTGCAGAATGCGGTGACCTTCATTCAGCTGTATCTCGGGAACCGTGAGACTACGTCAAATTTAAAAAAGCCCAGCGGCCCACAGAAAGAAAACTGAACACTGCAGTATATCTTCTGCGGGCCAAGGAGCTGGGCTTATCGCTTTCCGAAATGGATGAACTCCATGAAGGAATGATCTACGACATGATCGTCGAGTCTGCCAATGACCGGGAAACATATCCAGAAATGGCATCGCAGGCGGACATGGATAAATTCTAAGGAGGAGTACAGATGGCGGACAGGCTTAAGGGTATAACACTTGAGATTTCCGGCGATGTGACCGGCCTGTCCAAGGCCCTGGCCGGAGTCAATAAAGAGATAAGGGGAACGCAGGCCCAGCTCAAAGATGTAGAAAAACTTCTGAAACTGGACCCGAAGAATACAGAGCTTCTGGCGCAGAAACAAAAGCTGCTTACCCAGGCAGTCGGCGAAACGAAGGATAAGCTTTCGCAGCTCAAATCCGTGCAGGACCAGATGGATGCAGGGCTTGCGAACGGAACCGTCACCCAGGAGCAGTACGATGCCTGGCAGCGGGAGATCGTTGCTACGGAAGAAGAATTAAAACGGCTGGAAGCTCAGTGCAAGGCGACGGATACGAATATCGGCCAGACGCTGCAGAATGCCGGCAAGTCTATGGAGGAGACCGGAAAGAAGATCTCCGGCGTGGGTGATTCCTTGTCAAAAGGGGTCACGGCTCCTATTGTAGC